TTCAGCCTGCTGAGAGGCAAGGAAAGACTGTTCGTTCTGGAGCTGGCGCGCCGACTGCCCATTGAGGGTTTCATTCATAAGCCGCACCGTGTCAGGCTTTTGCATCTGCGCTTGCGCGCCCTGCGGGGAGCTCGCTCCGCCCTGCTGGTAAGCCAGGGCGGGGTTAAGGCCAGCGGCAGACATATCGGCCATTGCACGCTGATACGCGGTATTGCTCATGCGCTCTTGGAAGGCCATTTGTTCGGCGGCCTGCCGGGCGTTGGCAGCGTTGGTCTGCTGCGTGTTGTAGTAGTCGAGGCCCAGCGGCCCCAGAGTCTTTACCGCATCAAGCCAACCCACAGAACCGCCTCCTGTAGATGCCGCCGCTCCGATCTTTGCGAGCGCCGGGAGGCCGGTCGAGATGCCCCAGTTGTAGTTAGTCTCAAAGGCATTCTTGATCCCGGACTTGGCGTTGTCGAACGGGTTAGACCAGTCGCCCTTGAGGAGCTTCTTGAAGAATCCCATCAGAAGTGATCCGACATCCCCGGCACCGCATAAACCGGCATCGGTCTCTGACATTTGAGATCGAACCAGATATCCGCGAGGAAATGCGGCTCCCCGGGAGTCGCGATGATGCGATCAACGGGAGGGGTATCCACGATGAAGGAGTTGTTCAGTACCGGCGTGTCCGCGAAGTCTAGAGCCAAGTGCCATACATCCAGCGACTCGGCGTTCGACGAGTTGAACTTCCCAGTCACTCGGGAGAGCTTGTAGCGGTACTCCGCGAACCGCTCTTGGTAGCCGAACGGGGCGTCGTCAGTGGTTCCGCCATCCATCTTGAGGAACAGCTCGCGGTTGAGTACCGCCTGCTCGCCGAGGTGGGCCAAAGCTGGCCAGTAGAAGTCGTACCGCGTCTTGCGGTTCCAGAAGCGATCCACTCCCTCTTGGTAGGTGAGATCCGCCCGGACGTTAGCCAGGCCGATGATGATCCCGTGTTCGGTAAACGACTTGTGGAACTGGGCCCGGTTAACGGCCGTCCCAACACCGGCGAGGTCCGCGAGAACCGTGGACGTATTGTTATTCGTCGCAGCAACGGGGTTAACAGTAATCCGAGAAGAACCCCCAGCAAGATACTCGGGCCGCTGAAGTCGGGCATCATCCGAACGTACTCCGAAGTGAGACATGATGAGTTCGATGTAGCGGGTACCGCCGCGGGCATCGCGCTCGAGGAGCCGCTGGATCTGGAACGCCGAGCGAAGGTCGTTGATGGTGCAGCCGGTGGAACCCTGAAGATCGACTACGAGCTTCGGATCTTCCCAGAGCATGCCGGTGATCGACGTCGGCGCGGTGCCCGCCTTGACCAGAGCGCCGGACGTGTTGACCTGGAGATTGGCGACAGCGGTGCCAGAGGTCTTGATCGTAGGAGTCGTTCCCGTGCCCTTGATGAGAGCACCGTTGATCGGAATGAGGACGGCATCGCCCTTCTGGGGCCACGGAAGGCAGCTCGTGAAGTAGTCGTGACGCTTGCCGCGCGGGGCGTTGGAATTGTAGAGCGTGTCCGCTTCTCCACCTGGAGTCGTGTTGCCGGTATTGACCGGGATCGGCGATTGCAGGTTCTGATCCCTGAACCATTCATTCCAGATCAGCCAGTAAGCGCGGAACGGCAGCGCCGACACCGTGAGCGTGCCGGTCTTGGGGCCTTGCGGAATGCCCATGTACGCGGCAACGGAGTTGTCATTGAGCGAAGCCATGTTGATGCCAATGGTCGGGATCGTCCACGCATCGGGGTCTTCGGTAGGGTTGGTGCGCTCGCCGCAGAACTTCTGCCAGTTGTCCCACACCAGACGGTAGGGAACGAAGAAATAAAAACTCTCGTAATACAGGTTGTCCATCACCGGCTTAAGCGGGGTCTGGAGCCTCGCAAAAGCGGTTTCCTTGAGATGGAAGGTATCGCCCGGGAGCACTTCATCCACGTAGATCGGAATCAGCCGGCCGGCGTCAAACGTCGTCTTGTGACCATGCGAACGGTCGAACGTCGAACGCTGGATCTCGGCCTGCGGCACGCCAGAAAACTTCTGCTGGGTGCTCATCACGCTCGGCTGCTGAAAGTATTTCACGCGACGGACTCCGATTGCGGGGCGAAGGAAGAAATGAACGAATCGACACGGAACAGCGGGGCGAGAGACAGATCCCAGTCGTCGCCCTTGCGCTCTGCTATGACCAACACGTAGTCCCCATCCGCGATAGGCGACTCATCGCGCTCCAGTAGATCTCGCAGGGTGAGAGCGAAGTCAGATCGCTCAGCGGTCGCGGGCGGGCTTCTTTGCCCGTCGGCGCTTCGCACGACTTGAAAAATAGCGTTCATAAAGACCCTCTTGCGAGACTGGCTTGAGACCTGAGGAAGACCTCACGATCTCTTGCGGTAAGGGTAGGTTGTCGACCGTCCATAGATCGAGCTGCGTGGAGCCGCTGCCGGTCGACAAGTGTTGCGAACTCATGAGGCTTCCGCCTGAAATACGCCTTCGGCACCGGATGCTTCCGGCCGTCGATAGTAACGAACCCGTTCGCGATAGCCTCGTTATGGTAAGCCTCACACCATGAGGCTCCGATAGCGGGGCGGCGGCTCATAATCTGGAAGGCATCGGGGTCATCGAGAGACTTGAGAGCGTACCCGGCAACGTAGAACACGGATGCGGGCTCACAGCGGGCAATGGTCACATGACCCAAACCCCAGGTATTCGATAGGGCAGGCTGGCCATAGTAGCCATTGTCCGACTTGTCGCCCATGCCCAGGGAATAGGAACCGTCGCGGAAATCCTGCCCAAAAAACAGCACATGATAATGCGGGCGCTTAGTCTTGGAGCCGTACTCACCGGCAGCGAAGTACCGGAACTTCAGGCCCTCGGCACGGAGCCGCTTGAAGAAGAGTTGAAGATCTTCTTTGACCAGCTGGGGCGGGGCGGGGTCGGAGTAAGTCAACGTCACGAAGCTATTCTGCTTGTGCATGACGGACTCGTGGAAACAGCGAACCGCCCACTCTTCGGCCCGATCTTTGATGCACCCGACACACTTGCCGCACGGCAGAGAGAGGGGTTGGTCTGCCCGACCTGCACACAGGCTGAAAGACACGTAGCGGTGGCCAAGATCGTTAAGATCCTGAGACCACCACCCAGCGAGGGGGGCAACACAATTCAAAGCCGGTAGCCACCGCGCTGCGGGCGGTAGTGATTCTTGCCGTGAACACGCCGCGCGTTGCGGCCGAAACCCCGATTGCTGGTAGTAGACCGTCGCATGAGATGCTCCTGTCAGTTGGGGCATTGGTAATCAAGTGGCCCAATGCCCCGAGAGGCTACCGCCTGTGGATAAGTCTGTCAATAAGTGGCTCCGAATGAGCCACGGTTCTCTGACCGCTGCCTCAAAGTGTCCACAGGGACCACTTTGAGGCAGAGCGAGAACTTGTAGTTCTCGCGCTCTCCTCGGGAATTGCCTTACTCGCCTTCTGTCGCGCTTGCGCGCTCCTAGAAGAAATAGTGATTGATCAGGTTTTGACCTGTCAAGAGGGGAAAACGTAGATGTAATGAAATGGTAATGTGGAACGCACGCGGTAACGCACGCGAGAAGAAGAGGACGAGAGGGGGGGAGAGGTAGGTGGTAGGGAAGAGGAAGAGGGGAGGGGAGGAGATTAACAATCTGTAATGAAGGAAAGAAAAAAAAGGGGCGGTACGATCCGCCCCGCCGTGGACCTGTAGCGAGTTCAGGCAGGAGGTGCCGGATCCTCCGGCACGATCGCGGGCTCAGCGGCCCGCGCATCAAGGAAGCCTTGCACGGCTTCAATAGTACTCGCGGAGAAATTGATCCGCGTCATGAGGTCAGTCTGCAGCTGCACGACATCCTCGTAAATAGGCTCTTGCGTCGGCGGCGGTATCCCGCCGTGACGGGTATGCCGCTCGATAATGTTATTGATGTCGGTGGAGTGGAGGTGGCTGGCTTCGCAGAGGCTTTCGCCCTCGGGGAACGCTTGAAGACGCATACGCTCCCAATAAAAACGGCGGCGGGGAATCATCTTTGGGGCCTCGCAAGTTTGGACGGGTCGATATAGCCAGCACCACGCTCTGCAGCGCGAAGGTAATCCTGAGGATTGGTGAAACGCCGGATCTGCTCTTGCATCCAGTTGAGCGCCGGATTGACGACTTCGTAGCCACGCTTTGTGGCTTCCTCTTTGTAGGCGTGCATCCGAGCGATCCGAAGGTTCTCGGCCTCCACTGCGGTTCGCGAATTGTGCCAAGCAGCTTGCGACGTAAGGAGATCCATCTCCTTTGCCATCTTGTCGATCC